CTTAATTAATAATTTAAAGGAATATAATGAGCGATAATAAAAGATTCATATACTTTCCATCTTTATCTGCAGGATCTATGGTGTCTGCATTTAAGAAAGATATGAAGTTTACAAGCGGCGATCCTGTCAAGTTCTTTGATTCCCGATATCCAGAAAAGTGGAGACATCCATATTTCTTGATAACTGCGGGACATCATTACAAGAAAATGGATTTTCGTGATCAATTAGGATTAGAAAAAGATGTATTGGTATTTGGCGACTCAGGAGGTTATCAGATTGCAACTGGTGCATTGCCATATAGCAATGAATTGCGAGAAAAGATATTTCATTGGTTAGAAGCTAATAGTGACGTTGCTGCAAATCTTGATATTCCACCTAAGACAAAATATAAAAACAAATTTGCTGAGTGTGCTGATATTAGTTATGATAACTTTGCTTGGTTTGAAAAACATCAAAGTGGTAAAACTAAGTTTTTAAACATGTTGCAAGGTTCTAATACAGATGAGTATACTTGGTGGTATCACAAATTTAAGCATTTTGATTTTCAAGGTTGGGCAATTGGAGGTCCGCAAAAATTAGTAGATTTCATGTTTGCGGTATCTTTGATGCTTAAAGAAAGAGAATTTGAAAATAAACGATTAGAGTATGTTCACTTACTTGGTATTAGTAAAATTTCAGATTTTTTCATTCTAGCAACATTGCAAAAGCTAATGAATAAATTGACAAACAATAGAATTTATATCACAACGGATTCTAGTTCTCCAGGTCAATATCCAGTATTTGGAACATATCTTCATTCTACGAATTATAAAACACAAACATTCTCTGAATTGTATTTTCCAAAGAATGCAGAATATCGTAGAAAGTCACATATCAAACAAGGTAAGACTGGCGAGGTTTCAATTGATTTAACTCAACATGTACCTTGTTCAATGAATTGTCCAGCTTGTTCGGATTTTACCTATGAATTATTAGGCGGAAAGACATACAGTGGGTTGGATAGATATTCACAAGAAGCTATGCCTAGGATGGTTGTACATAATACACATTTGTATGTACAAGCTGCAGATGAAATCAATCAATTGGTTGATAGTCACGTTGAATTGCTAGAAACAGTAATTCCAAAAGATTTATATGATGTAGTGTTATCATTACACGAAATGTTTGCAGATCCAGACAATGCACCTCAAGTATATGAGAAATACATCAAAACATATAAAAAATTCGGTGGAAGCAGTATTTCAACTACCGATGCAGAACAATTTAATAAATTCTTTACTTTTTAATTGGAAATAAAAAATGGAAAAAAGCAAGTTACAATCGTTTATTAATCGTTACTATTTAGCAGGAAATTGCGAAGCGGTTACGTTGAAAGAACAAGAATCATCAATTGGTTGTGAACTAATTGATATGGACCAAACCATTGTTGGTAAAATTAAATGGAATACTGCACCTTTCATGAAAGGTCAATTGGGTATTAATCATACAGGAGCATTGATTAAAATGCTTGGTGCATTGAATGAAAATATTACAATTGATGTGAAAGAAGCAGCTGGTAAGAATTATGCAATGAAAATTTCTGAAGGTAGCACTCAAGCAACTTTTATGTTAGCTGATACCACAGTAATTCCAGCAGTGCCGGCAATTAATGCAGAACCTGACTATGAAGTAAGCATTCCAGTAAATGATGAATTCATTAGCAAATTTATCAAAGCAAAAAATGCATTACCAGATGCAAAAAACTTTGCAGTACAAGTAGTAAATGGTAATATTAAATTTATTATTAATTATTCAACTGTTAACGCTGATAATATTTCATTTGAAGTTGGTACAACCTCTAATGCAGATATGGATCCGGTATGTTTTTCAGCAGACAAACTAAAAGAAGTATTAGTAGCAAATCGTGGAGATAGTGGAGAATTAAAAGTATCTCCAGATGGCTTAGCTCGTATTGATTTTACGGGTTCTGATTTTGAATCTACTTATTGGTTAGTAATGCTTCAGAACTAACATGTTAGTAAAGATAGTAAATAAATCAAGCAATGCACTTCCTCAATATGAAACCGGGGGAAGTGCCGGCTTAGATGTAAGAAGTGCAGAAAATGTTACTATTGCTCCTGGTAGTAGTCAATTGATTAAAACTGGTTTATTTATAGAAATTCCATATGGTTATGAAATACAAGTTAGACCGAGATCAGGTTTAGCTTTAAAACATGGCATAACCGTATTAAATAGTCCAGGCACTATTGATTCAGATTATCGTGGAGAGATTGGTGTCATTTTAATCAATCATGGTCAGAATGCATTTGAAATAAAATCAGGCGATCGAATTGCCCAATTGGTTATGGCAAAAGTAGAACATATTGCGTGGCAAGCAGTTGGTGGTTTTGAGTCTGGCACTAAACGTGGAAATAAAGGGTTCGGTTCAACAGGTAAATAAAAAATATGTTTAAACAACAAGAAAATACACTTTGGGTTGAATCTTTTAGACCCGATACATTAGAAGGTTATATTGGCAATGAACACATCATTGAAAAAGTTAAAATTTTCATTGAAAACGGCGATGTTCCGCATTTATTATTTTATGGTTCAGCTGGTACTGGTAAAACTACCTTGGCAAAGATTATTGCAAATAGCGTGGATGCTGACTTAATGTATATCAATGCATCAGATGAAAATTCAGTAGATGCAGTTCGAGATAAGATTAAGCGATATGCATCAACAGTAGGTTTCCGTCGTTGGAAAATTATTATTCTAGATGAAGCTGATTACTTGACACCAAATGCTCAAGCAGCTCTTCGCAATTTGATGGAGACTTATAGCAAAACAACCCGATTTATTCTTACATGTAACTATGTAGAAAAAATTATCGATCCAATTCAATCGCGTTGTCAAACATTTGCAATTACACCTCCAAGCAAAACAGATGTTGCAAAGCGATTAGTTACTGTATTAGAAGATAAAGGTGTTGAATATGATATCAAAGACGTAGCTGCAATTATCAATTCATCATATCCAGACATTCGCCGTGCAATCAATGCATCACAAGCATCTGTAGTTAATGGAAAATTGCAATTGGATAAAGCAAGTGCTATTCAAGCAAATTATATGACTGAAATTTTAGAAGTATTGAAGAATGCTAAAGACAAAAAGGCATCTTTCAATAAAATTCGTCAAACCATCGCAGATAGCAAAGTAAAAGATTTTACGCCATTATATACATTTCTTTATGATACATTAGATGATTGGGGAACGGGACATGTAGCTCCATGCATTTTGATTATAGCAGAAGCACAATATAAAGATGCATCAGTTGTAGATAAAGAAATTAATATTATGGCAATGTTTGTAAATTTATTAGGAGAAATATGAGTAAAATGAATGTTAACATTGGGCCTGACGATATGCAACCAATTCAATGCAAAGAATGCGATGGTATGTATTTTCGTCAAGTGATGGCAATCAATAAAGTATCTAAATTCTTAACTGGTGCAGACAAAGACACAATGGTACCAATTCCAGTATTCCGTTGTGATGATTGCGGTTCAATTCCAGAAGAATTTCAACCAATTAAAATTAAAAAATAATGTCAATATCATATCATAAAGATTTAGTTAGCGTTGTGTTTAAAACATCTAATCGAAGCAATGCAAACACTAAAATGAAAACATATCGCAACAAATCAATTGATGATATTTTAGATGCAAAGAAATTAGTAGGAATACCAGATAAAGCAGTTATCCTAGAAATAGGAATGGGTGAACAATTAGAAAAACAATATCGTAAAAAATACAATTTATAATGGCAGAAGAAAAAAAGGGAGCAACTATCTTTGATTTTATCGGAGGGTTAACTGATAAAAAGAAAGAATGGAATAAATGGTCTGAGTCAGATCAAAAGAAGTTTTCCGTTTATATTGTAAATCGATGGTTATCGATGCGTATGGAATTAACAGAATTAGTTAATGAATTACAAACATATACAATTGGTTTATTAAGACCACAAGAAACATATAAATTGTATCATGAGTTATTACCTAATAATAAAGCATTTTCAAAATACATAAAAGGTAAATCTGAAGATAAGTATGATGCTGCATTAGTATCGCAGATTGCAGAACATTATCAAGTTAGCAAGACAGAAGCCGCTGATTATGTTGATTTAATGGATAAGACTCAATGTGAACGTATTTTAACAATGTATGGTTATAGCGAAGGCGAAAAGAAAAAACTATTGAAAGGAATCAAATGAGCATAAATACGCAATCACATTACAAAGGCAAGGATAGCCTTTATAAATTTGCAGAAGAGTGGGGTTTGAATAGCTACGAATTTGACATCATTAAACGCATTGTAAGATGCCGTCATAAAGGATCTTTTGACCAAGATTTAATAAAAACAAAAGATTTAATTGACATTTATTTAAGAGAACAACTACATAATCATATAGATTTCAGCTCTGATTATTTGGATTTACAAAAATAATTTCTTATAATATAAAAAAATATAAGAAATGGCAAATCATGTTTATTCATTATTAGAAGTAAAGTTTAAAACAGCAGATGATACTTCGAGATTCTTAGAGTGGATTGGATTAGAAACTGATTCAGAAAAATGGCCTGAGAATTCAACTTACTTAAGTCGAATGGAGGCATGCTCAAATTGTTTGTTTGAAAGTCTTTATGA